GCCCCGACCAACATCGCGACCGAGATCATCAACCTCCCCGCCGTCCCGAAGCCGTCAGACCCGGCCACGACGCTGGGGTGGTTCGGCGTCTTCGCGGACCTGATCAGTGACCCCAACTCCGAGAAGTCGATGAAGTTCGCCGGGGAGTTGGTGAAGGATCCCCTCGCCGCCGCTCGCATCATCAACGAGTTCGCTCGCCAGAACTGGGACGAGGGGGTCAAGAGCGGTGCCGTCCCCCGCGTGCTTCAGGATCTTGGCCCGTCTTCCGGCTTCGGGGACAGCATGCTCAAGATGCTTGCCTCCGTTGCTCTCCCCGAGCAGTTGGTTCAGCGCACTGTCGCTGGTGGCTTCATGGGCGGCGAAGACAGGATCGGGGCGCTGGAGCGGCTTGAGGCGGCAGGGGTTGATGTCCCCGCCGAGGTGAAGGAGGTCTACGAGCAGTACAAGTCCGGTGAACTCAGCCGCGACGAGGCCCTCGATGAGATCACCCGGTCGAACATGGGCTACTCCGACAACCCGCTCGGCAACTTCGCCCTCTCCGTCCTGTTCGACCCCTTCCTCGTTGTGGGCGGTGGGGCCTCGACGGCGGCTAAGGTCGCCACCAAGACGATGCGCGAGGCCGGTGCCCTGTTCGCTGGCGCCCTCACGAAGGACGCCTTTCAGGATCTCCTCTCCAAGGCCACGGCGAACGGAACCCTCACCAAGATGCGAGGCGATGTCAACGCCGCCGTGCTGCGTCAGGCCAAGGCCGAGGGCGGTCTCTACGACAGGGAGATCGCGGAGGCGATGCGTCAGGGCGCAGGGCCGGTTGCCCGCACCGTCACCGGGATCCGTTCTAACCCCGTGATGTCGCCCATGTTCGACATCGTCCAAAAGATCAACAATCCTTTGGAGTTCTTTGGGCGTGACGACGCAGCCCGCTTCACCAACGGCTACCTCTCTCAGGAGATGACACAGGGTGGAGTCCGGGCCTTTGGTGAGATCCCCGTCGAGAATGTCCTCCGGGGGGTCGAGAGGGCGGGTGTCGATATTGGCCCTCTCCAGCGAAACGCCGGGGTGTTCTTCGCCAACATGGGTCGGGTGTGGCAGGGGCGCCTCTTGGCTGCCGACATCCTACGCACCCAGAAGGTGCTGAAGATGACACCCAATGAGGCCGTCGCCGCACGACTGGCAGGGCAGGGTCAGGGCATCTCAGGCCGGATGCAAGCATTCGTGGACAGCGTCCGCCCCCAGTTCTTCGGGCAGGGCGGGAAGATGTCTCAGGAGGAGGCTCTCAAGCGCGCCCGCACACAGGCTGCTGAGCGGCTCGGTGAGATGTACGGGCGGTCTGCCGACGACTTCCTCGACATGACCAAGGGCATGGATGTCAACGAACTGGGGTTCGTGGACGGGGCCTACTTCGGGCATGTGATCACCACCTTCAACGCCGCAAAGGCGGCGGCTATCCGCGCAGCCGGTGACGACCCCGGGATGCTGAAGCGCCTCGCCATCATCGGCCCCCGGACGCTGACCGCCGAGAAGGGGAAGGTCGTCCTGAAGGCGATCAAGGACAAGGACTACGGTGCCGTCAGGGCTGCCGTTCAGGCGTACGACGAGTTGGGCTACAACTTCGCTGAGACCTCGCTGGACGACAAGGCTCTGGCCAAGGCTGTTCGCGGCTTCATCGAGGGCGCCTCCGACCGGCTCCCCAAGGCGCTCGACCCTACCGACGACATCGTCAAGTTGGTCGGCCCCGAGATGACAGAGTGGGGCGAGAGGATGAGCCGGGTCGGCTACCTGATTGGCTTCGGCCCGGACGAGGCAGATGTCTGGAGGGTGGTGCGGGATCCGAAGACTGGCGACATTGTGGGCGTTGCTCCGTGGCTCGACTGGGCATCGGAGGCCAGCGCAGCCTACCGACCCGGGCAGTTCGCGCGGATCAGGGGCGCGCTCTTCAACGAGATCCGTGGAGACCGGATCCAGCGCGAGGCCAAGAACCGCTTCATCCGGTACGCGACTCAGGACTGGGGCATCTCCCCAGCGGACGCGGATCGGCTTTTCCACGCAATCGGACTTGCTGCCAACGACATGAACGTCATGCCACGGGGCATGAGTGGGACCAAGCAGTGGGAGGCGGCGAAGAAGGTCGTCCTCCAGAAGGAGATCGCGTCCAAGATCGGCCCCCGTGAGGTGGCCGCTCTGATCTCTCGTGCGTACGAGGGCAAGTTGACGACCGTGGGGGCAACCCAGAAGTTCTCTGGCGCCGTCAAGACTGAGTTCTCGGGCATGGGCAACGTTGTAGGGCAGATCGCTGAACACTTCTACCCCATCGCTCGCTTCACCATCAACCCGTTCTTCCAGTTGCAGGAGTTCGTGGAGCCGTTCTTCCTCGCCGTCATGCGCGGGGTCAAGCCCGGCGTCCACCTGAGTGACCTCGACGCAGAAACACTCAACATCGTGAACAACCTTCTCTACGAGGGGCGACACCTCAAGTTCGATCAGGCCGAGTTCGCGTCGGTCTACGTTTGGGGCGCCGCTGCGTCGAAGAAGACCTTCGGGTCGAACACCCGGGTGGGCAATATCGCTCGCCGTGTCATTCCCGAGAAGATCAGGAACAAGGGTGGGTTCTCCGTGGCCGAGGCCAAGCAGGTCGCGTACGCCGGGCAGATCCGCCAGTTGCTGGGCAAGGAGATGTACCAAGCGTTTGAGAGCATCCGGCCCGGGTTCTTCGATGAACTCCACCGCCACTACTCCGTGGCGTCCGGTAGGGCGCTCGACCGGGGCGAGGTGGCCATCCGGTGGCTGAACGAGAAGGGCGCAGCAGGGGCCGCTGGTGGGGACTACCAGCAGGTGCTGGCTCGCATCAGCAAGCCCGCCGATATGGGCGCCCAGTCCGTTGTCGAACTTCCCTTCCTTCGGCGCCTCCTCGACTTGGAGTCCACGGCTGATGTCTTCGCCGCTGCTCGCAAGGGCACGTTGACCCGTGATCAGGTCCACGATGCCCTGACAACCTACGGAGCGCACGAGGACTACATCGCTCGTGCGTGGAACTACATCAGCGGGCCGACGCCGAAGGAGTTCCAGAAGGCGCTGGCCGAGGTGTATGGACTCACGTCGAAGGAGGCCAAGATGCACATGTCCCTCCTCGCCGCCCGAGCAGAGGCAGTGGGGATGGACCTCCACCAGTACGTTGCCACCACCTTCTCCAAGGTGCCGCAGCGGGTGTCGGGTCGCCGTGGCCTCCCCGGCGGGGCGCTCTTCCAGACGGCCAAGGAGACCTTCGTCGCGCGCGGGATCCCCATCGAGGAGGTTGACTCGCCTCGCGTGCTGGATGTCCGCGCCGGGATGGAGCGGTACCTGCCGAAAGGGACGGATGTGGACTTCGGCGTGGGCGGCAAGGGCCGAGGCTCGGCCATCGCACTCCAGCGCGGCATCGATCAGGGTGCAGAGGCACTCGCCCCCAAGGTGGGGTCTTTCCCGATCATGCGTGGGGGCAAGCAGGTGGGCCATATCGGGCCGACCGACATCCCCGGCTGGAAGCAGTCCATCGTCAACACGCTGGGCATCGAGGAGGCCCGAGAGGCTGGCCTTTGGTACCACGAGATGGCCACTACATTCCTCGCGATTACCGACGGCATGAGTTCAGAGCAACTCTTCATCGTGCTGGGCAAGCAGGTGGACGAGATCGCCCCTCGCGCCGGGTTCACGCTGGAGCAGACGCTGCGGCAGGAGGCCGCATCGAAGATGCTCGTGGCGTGGGGCCTGAGTCAGTTGAACACCTCCCCGTCCGCTGGGTTCGCCAACCTCCTGCGGCTGATCGATGACATCGGCTTCGGCGCCCGCCCCGGCGGGAAGTCGTGGGGCCTCAACTCCGCGAACCTGAGCCGCATCATCCGCGACGGCGAGGCCGCTTCCCAGCAGAAGGTGGGGGAGAAGTTGTTCGACTTCCTCGACTCCATCCGGCTTGCGTCACTCCGCAACTTCAAGTCCCACCTCGGGGACACGCGGATGCCCGCCGCCGGGGACATCTGGGCTGCCCGGGATGTCGGCTTCGTGGATCAGGCTACGCTCGCCCGGTTCGCCAAGACTGAGGGCGTGGATGTTGGGGAAGCGGCCCGGCGGCTCGGCGTCATCTCCCGCAAGGATCCGCGCGTCATGGTCCGTGAGACCTACACGACCAAGGGCGGGAAGACCCGGACCCGGCTCGTCACCGACAACGCCGCGTACGACAGGCTGGTGAAGGAGGAGGGCCTTCAGCCCGTGTTCGTCAGCGTGTCGGACAACATGTACGAGTACATCGTGCAGTTCTACAACGATGCTGCTGGACACCTGAACGCCGAAGCCTTCCTTGGGCGCACCGACTGGACCGCCGCCGATGCTCAGGCCATGGGCTGGGTGCGGGCGCAGAAGTCCTTCGGCATCAACTCCGACAATCCGGTGGCCGTCTTCATGTCGAACTCCCGGCAGGTGTCCTACGAGATCAAGGCTGGCATCGACACCCGGTATGCCGAGATCCTCCCCCCGTGGGACGAACTCCCCGAGGTCACCCAGCGCGCGATCATGGACGACTGGGATGCCTACATCGGGCCGAAGGTCGAGAGCATGACTGGGGTCAAGATCCTCTCCAAGGTCCGTGGCTCTGGCGGCTGGATGGAGGAGGGATCCCCCACCTTCACCAAGAATGTGATGCTGGAGGTGCTGGGCACCGAGGACCAGATCCAAGACGCCATCGATGTGATGGCGTACCTCTCCCAGCAGAATGCCATCTTCGCCGTGAAGCCCGTTGGGGCTTCGGTCGCTGACCCCAACAAGGGCCACTTCTGGGCCGTTGACATCATCCCCGACAGGGTGCTGACCGAGGCTGAGGCCGAGGCGATGGCCCTCAAGGCGGCTGAGTCGAGCAGCCTCTTCGGTGGTGGTCAGAGCATCTTCAGGGCCGACGACGGTCGCCTCGGCGTGAGGGCAATGTTCTTCCCCCGCGAGTGGACGACGACCAAGAAGGAACTCTTCACGGCCTTCCACCCGGACAGCGAGTTCGATGAACTTGCTGCGAGTCTGGGTGGTGGGGTCAAGTTCGTCAGGCGCGTGGTATCTTCAGTTGCCGCAGGTGGCGGTGATAGCAACTTCAAGGAGGGCGAAGGTGGAGCAGCCATTCTCCAGTCTCTTTCTGGACGAGGTCGAGGCGCCCTCGCAGAGCAGTTGGAGCGTGAACACGGGTTCGATGCGTTCGCGCATCTCGATGACCTCTACCAGCGACACGCCCCCGAGGTCTACGAGCGACACCGACTCCTCCGTGAGTCCCGCCTCGCTGGAGCCGCCGACCCCGATGATCTCGGAGACCCCAACACCCTCTACCAACTTGCCGACGACATCACCGGAGATGACCCCCGAGTTGTCCGAGCCATCGACGCCTATCGAGCAGCCGATGCCCGACTCGATGATCTCCTCCGAACCCGAGATGAACTTCTAGACGCTGGGGACACGGCGGGGGCACGAAGCCTCAAGCCCCAGATCGCTGAGGCTCGCCTCGCCGCTGAGGCCACGCTCGCTGACGGGATCCGCACCCGGCTCGGCAGCCTTGAGGACACCCTCTTCCAGTTGGACGAGACTGGCTCGTGGGCCGACGAGTGGGAAGAGTCGGGCATCGATGTCATCAAGTACGAGCATGCCGCCAAGGTCATGGGCATGGAGTTCCGCAAGGAAGGGCGGGGCTTCCGGCTCGCGCTCCCAGATGGGGGCGCCGTCGAGGGCGGAAGCAGGGTCGCTGGCTATGTCTCGTTCCCGCGACCGGGGTACGGCGATTGGGCCTTCTACTCCGTGGACGACTACGGGATGGTCGTGGGCAAGACGATCAGCGTGGCCGACGAAGCAGCCGCCAAGGAGGCGATGCTTGATCGTGGGGCCAAGGCTCTGGGCAGGGTGGCCGACGACGAGTTCATTGCCGATGTCTACCGCCCCGACATCTACCAGCACACCTCCAAGGACAACATGGCCGAGGCGCTGAAGGCCCAGTCCATGCCCGAGGCCCGGGTGGTCAAGAAGGGGGCCTACCCCGAGTTGGCCGTCGCCCGTGGCAGGGCACCGGATGTGGCCCCAAACCGGCAGGTGAAGCGGCGTGCCGACATCACCCCGGAGGAGGAGGCGTCGTATCAGGCGTACGGCAAGGCCGACCCCGACTCCCTCTGCCCCGCCATCGGCTACTCCTCGTATGTTGAGGAGTTCACCGGGTGCCAGCATCCCAAGGGGCACACCGGCTCCCATGTGTGGCACCACTCCCCCGGCGGCAGCGTGAAGGCTGAGCGGTGGGATGTGTCGCTCACCGTCGAGCAGTACAAGGAGTTCATGCGCGCGCGAGGCATCGACCTCCAGATGACCGGGGGCGCCCGCCCTGCGATCCGGGGCGCCGCCTCGTTCGGGGCGGACGGGCGTGCCGTCATCTACGCCACGAGCAAGGCGAACCGGACCACGGCCCTCCACGAGTTGGCCCATGTCTTTGAGCGCGACCTCGACCCGTCCCTCCGCTCCATCGTGCTGGACGAGTTCGGCAAGGAGGGCGGGGACGCCACGGCTTGGTCCCGCGAGACCAGCGAGTGGTTCGCGGACGGGTTCAACCGCTACCTCGCTACCCGTCAGGCCCCGACCCTGCGGCTCCGCAACGCCTTCAACTTCTTCGGGAAGTGGCTGAAGCGGATCCTCAAGCAGGGCAAGCAGGGGCCGCAGCCGATCAGCGACGAGATGGCCAAGGTCTACGACGAACTCCTGACCCTCAAGGTGGACGCTGCCGCCCCGTTCGATGTCGAGGCCGAGACCTTCTGGCAAGCGAGCATCGAGGCTGCACGTCGCGCCGAGGACGAGGCGTACACCACCCAGTACTTCCGCCGAGGGCGCTCGTGGCTGGAGCGGTCGGCTAACCACCCGTACCTCGGCTACTACCCCGTGTCCTACTACTGGGGCAAGATCCTCCCAGAGATGGTGCGGTTCCTGATGATCTCCCCGTTCGGGGTCGAGTTCCCCATGGGTGGGCTGGCGGCTGCCAACAAGGTGTGGTCGTCCGTCGCCCAGCAGCGCGAGTTCGACCCTGAGTTCAGGGAGTACATGGAGGAGAACAAAGACGCCTTCCGCGCGTGGTCGATGCTCATCCCGGGCACGCCGTGGGAACTCCCGGTCAACGCCTCGCTGCCCCTGCGGCGGCTGGCTCAGGCCGATCAGGAGAACCGGCTGCGGCAGGAGCGGGGGCAGGACCAGTTGCCCGTTGCCTACGGCAAGATCGCGGAGGATGTGACTGGCTACCTCGGGCTGGGGCCGTCCATCAAGTACGGCTCCCAGATGCTGGGGTTCACGACCGACTCGGCCACCTCGATGCTCAGTGGGGCCTACGACGACCTGAGTGATGTCTTCGCCGGGAACCCACAGGAACCCACTGAGGGACCGTTCATCCCACAGGCCGGAGTGCCGTGATAGCATTCGCACCGATGCCCCCACATGTGGGGTCTACAACAAGGAGAACCCGTGCCCGAGATCGTTGAAGGCACCTCCACCCCGGAGGCCACGGAGACCACGGAGGCTGCTGCCCCCGTCGCCGCTGAAGCCCCCCGTTCGGTCGAGGATGTCGAGGCCATCTGGCAGAAGCGGATTGCCGGGAAGGATCGCGCCCACGCCGCCGAGGTTGCGGAACTGCGCCGCCAGTTGGAGGTCAAGTCCAATACCCCTGCGCCCCCGTCGGTGAACGAGACCCCGGAGCAGCGCCGGATCAGGGAACTGGAGGAAGAGATCGCTGAGGAGCGCAAGACGCGGATCGTTGAGACCCGCAAGGCGCGCTTCCCCAAGGCGACCGAATACCTCGGAGATGCAGTCACAGCCGCAGACGAGGCAAAACTCGCCGGGCTGGAGGCTCTTCTCGCGGGCGAGGAGTCCGCTCCCGCTCCGGTGATCGCCCCCAACTCCCCACCGCGCGGTGCCCCCAAGGGCGCCAAGCCGATGGAGGAGATGACGAAGCAGGAACTTCAGGACACGCTGCGTCAGATCGGCCCGGCGTATCAGGAGTACCTGAACTCAATCCGATAACCATGCCCCTGTAGGGGCAGAAAGGAACCAGCCCCGATGGCAACAACGGTTGGTGGCGTCACTACTGGTAGTGATGTCTATGCCGGAACTCTCGCCGGGACCACCGTCGCAGGTACTGGTGGAGTCGCGTTCTCCACCCTCAACGCCCAGATGGCTGCGGTCATCACGAACCTCGTCAAGAAGGAAGTCGTTGACATCCTTCGCGAGAAGGCCGTGATCCTTCAGGAAGGCTCGTACATCAAGGCGAGCCACGTCCCGGGCACCCTCAAGTTCGTCTACACCGCGTTCGCGGACCTCGGTGATGCCGAGGATGTGGCCGAGGGCGTGCCCCCGGTCTCCGTCCCGCTGGCGTGGGACACGATGGAGTTCACGGGCACCCAGAAGGCGAAGATCGTCGCGGTCTCCGACCTCGCGGAACTGCTCAACCCGCACGGTCTCTACAGCAAGGGTGCTGAGAAGATCGCGTGGAACATGGTGGACACCATGGAGAAGGTGGCTATCGCCGCGTTCTCCGGTGGCCTCACCCCGGCTGCGGCTCAGGCCACGGTCGCGGAGAACCTGATCGCGCAGCGCCTCGTGATGAAGACGGCGCTCGTGCCCGAGTTCCCCGAGGGTGGGTACAAGGTCTTCATCAACCCGACTGATCTGGCGGCGGTTCAGGCCGACACCTCCTCGCTCGGGTATCAGGAGTCCATCAAGTACAAGGACTACATGCCGCTCGCCAATGGCGAGGTCGGCAGGTTCCGTGGTCTTCGCTTCATCGAGACCACGCGTGTCACCGCTGGTGATGCGGTCCTCTTCGGCCCGGAGTTCTTCGCTTGGGGCGACTACCAGACGGCACAGGTCTACCGTGTCGCGGCTGGTGGCGACCACGCGGACCCGCTCGCCCAGCGCAGCCTCGTCGGCTGGAAGGGCATGTTCGGCGCCACGGACATCGAGTTCCCGGCGATGAACATCACGGCTGGCCCGAACCCGGAGCAGATCCGGTACCTCGTGGCTGACCTCGCGACGACTGCCTAGATCGTCAGCGCACCCCGTGAGGGGTAGAATGGGGGCCGTGGTGGCAACACCACGGCCCTCTTCGTCTATCTGAGGAGTCCCATGGCCTACACCGACTCGCCTCCGCTCCACTCCGAGTTGAAGGCAACCCTTGCCTCCGAACTGAGGGATCCCGGCCACAACACCTTCAGCGAGGATCACCTCACCCAGTTCATCAACGACGGGATCGTTGAGGTCAACCGGGTCTACCCACTCCACCTGACGGACGACATCCTCCTCGTGCAGGACCAGTTCCTCTACGACACGCGGTTCACCACGGCGTACCGCTGCGAGATGTGGGATGGGGCCACCTTCGTGGGGGTAATCCCCTACAACGACGGTGACTCGGTCTACGGCGGCTACGACCTCCACGGCACGACCCTCTCCGTCCCCCCGGTCCTCGCGACGGAGACCGTCTTCACGACCTACGCCGACCCGGCCCTCAAGTTGACGGGCTACGCTCGCCGCCAGTTGATCCCCTCCGACGACGACGGGACATTCCAGACTGAACTCGATGGCGAGGCTGCGCTGGCCGTGCGCTGGTTCGCTCAGTACCGTGCCTTCACCATGCTCCTCTCCGACCGCTCGCTCTTCAAGCAGTGGCAGAGTGAGAGCAACAACAGCGATGTGTCGATGCCCATGCTGCTCAACCTGTGGCAGGTCGCCCGCAGCGAGTGGGAGCGGCACGAGGCTTCGATGCGGACTCTGCGGAGGGTTCCGGTCGGATCCCCGGTGGTGATCTGATGGACCTCACCCGGCCCATCGTCTACCGTGCCGTCAACTTCAACGACGGGGCCACCACCGTCGATGGGATTGAGGGCACCATCGTCCAGCGCGTCCGCTACGGCGGTGTGAATGGTGTTGGGTACACAGAGAAGAAGGCGACCGGGGATGGCCGCAACGCCAGCGATGTCTATCAGGACTGGCGCACCGTCCAGATCGACGCCGTCACCCACGCCCTGAGCCGTGGTGATCTCTACGACAGGCTGGCGGGGATCATCGCCGCCCTCACCCCGCGTGGGGCCTATGTCGAGTCCCCCGGCGACAAGGGCTTCCTGCCTCTCCAGTTCATGTGGCCGACCGACAGGATCGAGGACTTCGGGTCCGAGATCAACCTCTTCATCAAGGCCCGCCCTCGGGCGCAGCCCGACTTCGTGATCGACCGGGACTCGACTGGCGGCGACGACAACGACTCCCTCGCCATCAACTGGCAGGTGATCTTCGACGCCATCGACCCGCGTATCTATGTTCTGCCCCGGAACGATACCGATCTGACGACCGCTACTAGTCCAGTCGCACTTGGCAACCGTGGCCTCTACCCAGCCCCCCTCAACGCCTTGCTGGTTGTCCCCGGGGGTTCTGGCGTGACGACCTTCACCCTCACTGGGGCCGGGTCCAACATGACGCTGGTCATCCCCAACGACGCGCAGGATCGCTATGTGCGGGTCTCCTCCATTGATGAGGTGGTCACCTCCCAGATCGGTGAGAACGGGCAGGAGACCCTCGCCATGAGCCTCCTGACGGCAATCACCAATCGTCAGTGGCCCTATGTCCAGCCCGGTGGGGCCGAGACCGTGGCCTTCACCTGTGACAAGACGCTCGGCGCTGGCTCTGTTCTCTTCTACTACGAGGCATTCGCGTAGTGGCGCTCCAGAAGACCTTCGCCTGTACGCGCGACAACAACTCCCGCGCCACATCCAAGACGGGTCGCGGGGGCGATGTCTCCTACTCCCAGATCGGCTGGGGGGTCGGCGGCGGGGTCAAGCAGAGGCACATCGGGTACTTCGACTTCGATGACGACTGGACGAATGTCGGGCAGATCGTCAAGGCGGAACTGGTCCTCACCACCACGGGTGAGGAAGCGTGGTCCTTTGGCCCCACTCCGAAGGTGGTCGTCGGGCGCATCGAGGACAGTTGGACAGAGGGCACCTCTACCACATGGACGAGTGGCGACTATGTGTCCGCCAGTTCAGCCGTGGACCCCGGGATGCCGCCCAAGTACGACATCACCACGGCGAAGAACAACGCCGAGTACCTCGACATCACCCCGCTGATGGAGGTCGTGGCTCCCTCCCGGGTACTGCGGCGGAACGGGAACCCGTGTGGTGGCAAGGGCTTCCGTGGGGTCAAGATCTGGGGGTACCGCCCCAACGGCAAGGACGACAACGACTACAGGACGGAGTTCCGCACACGGCACGCCTCGGACAGTGCCCGTCGGCCCAAGATCATCCTGACCTACGATGTCGGGAAGGTGGCCCCAAAGGCACCGGCCTTGGGCGCACCGTCCGGGTCCGTGGGGCCAAACACCAAGTTCACGGTGACCTTCATGTCAGATGAAGACACCGACCGCATGGGAAAGGTTGAGGTGCGACTGTGGAACGCAGCAGGGACAACGAAACTCTGGAGCGCCGTCTTCACGGTCTCCGAACCAGAGCGGGACTCGGGAGTATTCACGACCGACTTGCCGCCCGCCGTGGCGGCGGGTACGACCTACCAGTGGGACGCTCGCACAGCGGACACTGGCGGGACATGGGGGCCGTTCGCCTCCAAGAAGTCCTTCACCGTGAACAACACGGCTCCGGTGGTGACCGTGATCGACCCGGCCTTGCCACTCGATACCCTTCGGGACTTCCGGTTCCTCGCGGAGTTTACGGACGCGGACGGCGACTCCCTGAAGTTCTTCCGGGTTCAGGTATCGACGGAGACTGACCCGGGCGGGGACTGGAGTGCGCTGCTCTGGGACTCTGACATCATCGCGCCGACCATCGAGGACATCATCGATGTCCCCTACGGCGGCGGCGAACTCCTCCCTGACACCACCTACGGCTACCGCATCATGGCCGTGGACTCTCGCAACGGTGAGTCGGCGTGGGACTACGGCACCTTCACGACCTCGGCCACCTACATGGTGGAGGGGGACATCGAGGGCAGCACATCCCTGATCGGCTACAACCGCGTCCGCTCCCCCCACCGCATCGTGCTGCGTGTGGTTGACCGGGCAAACTCCCGCAAGCCCGGGGCGGTCACGGCAGTCATCACCGATGCGGCGAACATCGGGGTGTCGTACTTCGGGAACTCCCCGGGCGACTTCTTCTTCACGCTCCCCACCGACCACCCGCAGGTCTCGGCCTGTGAGCCGTACCAGACCCACTGGTCCCTCCAGTTCTACCGGGGCGACCAGTGGGTGGAGAAGCAAGCCGGGATCCTGATCGACTTCGACGCCACGGAGGAGGAGGTCATCTTCTACGGGATCGACTACCTCGGGCTGCTCACCTTCAGCGCGGACGAGCGGTACGACCCACTCAAGCCCGAGAAGTCGTACACCAACGGTGGGAGCAAGTACTCGGATGTCCAGAACTACGCCGTCATCCGTGACCAGATCGATGAGGGCAAGACCCAGACCGGCAGCACCTACGGGTTCATCTCGCTGCCCAGCCCCGGAGTCCTGTGGGATGTGGGCTTCAGCGAGCGGATCAACCTGATCACCACCTTTGCTCCCACCTTCACCACGGTGATGGGCCTCATCGAGTCTCACAAGCAGGGCTACGGTCGGCGCCCCCGGCTGTGGGTTGAGCGCACCGGCAGCACCTCCTACCGCTGGCGGCTGAAGAGCAACTACGGACAGGACCGGCTCAACCTCCGCATCGAACTGGGCGGGATCCTGAACGGATACCGGCTGATCGGCTTCGGTGCTTTCGGCACGGTCGTCCACGGCATCGGCAGGGTGAAGGACGAGATCAAGCCGAAGTACCAGAAGGCTGTCTCGCCCGTGAACGATGGAGTCTCCTCGGCCATCGACATCTGGGGCCGGATCTCCCAGCAGATGGTGTGGAACGACCTGCTGGACGAGAACGACCTGAAGCGCCGGGTGCAGGAAGCGGCGATGCAAGCGGGGAAGATCGGCAAGCAGGTGGCCATCCCCATCGCCGTGGACAACCTTGAGTTCCTCGACGGCTACGATGTGATGGACTCGTTCCCCCTCGTGATCAACCACGGTGTGGTCAACACCGATGCCTACGGCAGTGGGATGTACACCATCCTCGGGGTCGCGTGGAGGCTCTACCCGGACGGGCACACAGATCTGGTCCTGAGCATCACGCCGAAGGAAGACGGGGAGCCGGTAAACCCGGATCTCATTACCGATGGTGATCCTATCCTCTCCGAGAGCGACTGGCAGATCAAGCGCGTTCCGCCCACTCTCCTCGACAGCGGGAAGTACTGGCTCGACCAGACCACGGGCATCACCTACATGTGGGATCAGGACACGGAGGAGTGGGTGATCACCATCGCTGATCTAACATTGACGACACCAGACCCGCCGACCGTTGAGTCCATAGTCCGCAGCGGGGTCCGCGCCATGAGGTTCGTGCCATGAGCAGCATCCGGTCCCGCGAGATCCAGTACACCGCTGAGTGGACTGATGCTCCCACCAACACCATCCCCGACTGGACGAACGCGACCACCATCACCATCGGTCCAGATGTGACCGAGACAACCGTCCCGGCTCTGGGCGGGGCCGACTACGCCGTCCGCCAGCGGACGCTCGATGTCTACGGGCAGGTCTCTGACTGGAGCGCCCACGAGAAGGAGAGCGTCCCAGAAGGGGCCGACTCCCTCGTCAGCGTTGCCACCCCCGTTTGGACGACCACCCCCCTCCCATCTCTGCCCGATGCAGCGTGGCCTCTGGGGTCGCTCATCCTCTACGCCGCCGATGGCATTGTGTACCGCAACGCCGACGACAGCGTCTGGCTGTCCTCGCTCGGGGATGTCGGCCCACAGGGTGACCCCGGGCCACAGGGTGACCCCGGGCCACAGGGTGATCCCGGCGCAGACGCCACGGAACGGTACATGTGGGTGGCGTATGCCGCTGATACGGTGGGCACGGACATCGAAGATACATGGTCAGACGGGCTGGACTACATTGGTCATGCCTACAACAAGACGACCCCCGTCGATCCCAACGCCCCCGGCAGCATCGACTACACGGACTACGCATGGTCGCGCATGACGGGCATTCAGGGTCCGCCCCCTGTCGTACTCGCGGACTACGAGAGCATCGGACTCGTGCCAGCCGGGGAGGCAGAGGGCGACCTTATCTACCTCACGGGTGACAAGAAAGTCTACCGCTGGACGGGGTCCGCGTGGACGGCTGCCGTTGATGTGGCCGACATCACGGCGGGCACACTCTCGGCGGCGATCACACTCTCGGGCATCATCAGGACGAGCGACGAGGGCGCCCGCGTAGAGATCGACAGTGCTGGCATCCGTGCTTACGACTCCTTGGGCGGGCTGGCATTCAGGGTTGCCATTGATGGATCGGATGTCTTCGTCAGGGGGGACATCGAAGCCTCCACGTTGCAGGTTCTGACGGGCGTCTTCAAGGGGAGCATCGTTGCCTCTCCCGGCTCCGTTCACATCGTGGGCGATAGGCTCGTTGTGCCCGCCAAGCCGATGGCAACCAGCGTACTGAACGTGGGCGTGGAGTTGGAGGCACCAACCTACCCGGCCATGAGCGGCTTCGGCGGTGGCTACATCGACGCAGCGGGCGGATCGGACGGGGCAACGGCTTGCTACGTCGGCCTGACTCGTGACCCGGTGACCCGCAAGGGATACGTCACTGAGTGGCGCCTTGACGACGGCTCTGTTGACCGTACAACTGAACTCCTCGGTACGACCTTTGGCGACGGCGGTTTCATCACGCGCATCGGAACCTACTGGTACGTCACCGGCAATGCCTATGGTCTCAGCGGCGACTATCTGTGGCGGTTCGTGCGCTCGACCGGGGCCAACGGTGGCGCCACAGCGCTCACATCCCGGTTCGGGACCACGGACGAAGCGGGATGGCCGGTCAAGACTGATGGAACAGACATCTACATCCTCGGCACGTCCTCGACGGCCAACAACTTCCGTGTGGTCAAGTACAACGCCGCCCTGACGTACCAGTCCACGCTGGAGATCAGCGACCCGACGCCAACGTCAGGCACCAACTTCCTGTACGGGACATGGGCACAGCCCTTTGAGGTCACGTCCATCAGCGGGACCACCCGCTTCTGGGTGGGATACAGCGAGTGGGGGGCCGTCCCCGGCTACGTCAAGAAGTTGATCTACGAGGTGGATGTCTCGACGGGCGCGCTGATCTCCAACACGGAGTTCGACGCCCTTGCCCACACCAACACCGGCCTCTGCTGGGACGGCACGCAGTTCAACGCCATCTCTGGTGGCCTCAACGTCTACCCGTACTCCAACTGGGTTTGGACGACGGAGAGTCCCGTCTACTGGGTTGCTGCCGCGTGGTACGACAGCGCCGGGACGACCCACGAAACGGCAGTCGGGGAGCGGCGCAGCCTGACCCACAAGCGGCGATGGTTCATGCGCGTGGACACGGAAGACATCCCCGTGAACGGGCCGGATGATCCCGACAGCGTCCGCGTCTACATGGAGCGCGGGGCCAGTGACCCCGGTGAGGGCAACCTGAAACTTCAGGCGACCGACTCGCTGACCACCCGGTACTTCTCGACGTTCGCCACGGGCGGCGCGGCTGATGGCGGGGGCACGGAGTTCGACCCCGGCTCGGCGGCAATCATCGAGTCACAGACGGCTGGCTGGGAACTCCACGGTGACGGCAAGGTGGTGATGCCGCCGCCAATCCGCCGCGTCATCACGGCGAACAGTGTCAACTGGACTCGCCCGGCTGGCCTCAACTACATCGAGGTCGAGGTGCAGGGCGGCGGCGGCGGCGGCGGTGGTGCCGACAACATCACGACCACCACGGACGGCACGGCTGGCGCGTGCGGTGGCGGCGGGGGCTACGCCCGCTGCATTCTGACGGCAGCGGACCTCGATGCCCTGAGCGTCGATGCTGGGGACGTTGTCTCGGTCGTGATTGGCGCAGCCGGGACGGCTGGCAACACGGCTGGAACTTCCGGCGGCACGGGTGGGCAGTCGAAGTTCGACCTTGCTACCACCTACGGCGGCACGGCCATCATCGGCAACGGTGGGACCGGCGGCGAAGGTGACTCCGCACAGGCCGCGAATGACAACACCTCGGGGGGCTTGGGAGGGACTGGCAGCGGACCGACCGGAACCGTCACGGTCACGGGCGGCGACGGCAGCAACTCGCACGTCCGCGACGGCAAGGTCATCATGAACGGCACGGGCGGCACCGCTGCCCTCGGCGGCGGCGGTCGCTGCGGGAGCAACACGGGCGGTCAGGCCGGTGGCGCTTACGGCGGCGGCGGCGGCGGTGCCTCGGCGTCAGGCAGCGGCACGGCGGGCCAGACGGGTGGGGGTGGCTATCAGGGCGTCGTCATCGTGACCGAGCATTACTCCTGATGTGCGCTAGAATGGACCGATGATGCCGCAGGACACGGAGATGACACCAATCCCCGGACAGCCACTCTCTTGGCGAGATGTCTACCGCGCCGTAACCGAGAGCGAGGTCCGCATCGTGGCGTCGATCAACGCAGCCGTGACCCCCCTCAACGCGAGCGTGGTTGATCACGAGTCGCGCATCCGTGAGATCGAGCGGCTGGGGTGCCCACAGGCAAGGCAGTTCGCGGGGAAGATGGATGGTATCGACGCCAAGGTAACGGCCCTCCACCTACGGGTGGACACCGTGGAGAAGGACGATGTCGCCCTCATGGCCCGGGAGAAGGGCATCCTCGCCACCCTCTCGTCCGCCCAGAAAGTCATTGTCCTTCTGGGCGCGATCTTGGCCGCTGCCTACACCATGTCCAACATCATCGACAAGGTTGCCTCCTGATGGCGCTTCCCGGTGTGTTCAATCAGGTCTCGTGGCCCGGGGTGGGCGACGTTGACGACTGTCAGGTGCTGTCGGCCTTCTGGACGATGGTGGCCACCGGCTGGTCTACGAAGGCTGGCCTTCCCACCGTCAGCAAGTTCCGCTACGAGGCGGGTAACCCCGACGACCCCGGGCGCAGCGACGGGCTGAACAACACCGAGTCCCTGCGTGCCATCAACCAGATCTGGCCCACGGCTGGGGCGCTCTCGTACGTCGGCGGGATCGAGGGGTTCAAAGCCCATCTCCGCGCCGGGAAGATCGCGTCGGTCAGCGTGAAGTCCTCGCTGCTCCCGGCTCGTCTGCGGTTCGGGTTCTTGGGGCTGCATCAGATCGCCGTCGCGTTCAACGGCACGAACGTCAAGGTGATGAACCCGCTCGACGCCATGGGGGATCCACCCATGACGGCAACGTGGGCAGAGGTTCGGGTCGCGGCGTACGGCGTCTACAACGACGGCAAGGTCCACGCCATCGTCGTCCCGCCCAAGCCCGCCGACCCCACCATCGCCCTGAAGGCCGAGATCGCTGCGCTCAAGACGAAGGTCTCCTCGCAGCAGACGACCATCGACGCGCTCACGGCGAAGATCACGGCGGCTCGTAGCGCCCTCCTGTAACGCTGGTCAGTTGGCCCCACGCGCACTAGACTTGTGGCACCAACCTCGTAGAGAAAGGAAAGGTGCCACATGGCCGCTCCCACTTGGGCGACCGACCCCCTCGCGACAGCCCTCCAGTTGATCGGCTATCACACCACCCACTCGGCCCGCCTGTTCAACAGGTCCGCCCGTACGGCGGTTGACCTCACTGTGGCTGAGGCTGTCACCAACGCCGCCGGTCTGCTTGACGACACCGTGTCGATCACGCTGGACGACATCACGGCCCTCCCCGACGCACCGTTCTTCGCCCGCCTCGACTACGACGACACGGCTGCCGTCGAGTGGGTGGCCGACACCTCCTACCTCCAGAACGCCATGGTGATCCCCGTTGGGGGCACCCCGGCAATCGTCGCCGTGTGCGTCACGGCGGGAACCTCCGACGACACGGACGAGCCGACATGGCCAGACGCCGATGCCGTTGGCGCCACCGTCGAGGATGGCACGGCAGAGTGGGTCACCTACGCCCTCGGCAGCGAGGTCGTGAAGGTCACGGTCGTGACCCCGGGCGGCATTGCCGACGAGGGCACGCTCACCGTCACCCGTCAGGCCCGTGGCCTCCCTCTTCATGCTGGCGGGACGCTCACGGTCGCGGACAACCCCCTTCGCGTCTTCCCGCCCGACTGCGCCACCCTGACGGCCACTGGTGTGTACGTCACGGTCGCCGCCGTGTCGGATGTCACCCCGGCCCACACTCCCGACGACGGGGGCGCGGCTCTGGGCGACCTGCTCTACCGCCACTGCGGGCTGAGCAAGAGCGTTGGCAAGCGCGTCTACGACGCGGCGACCGCCAACGAGTACAGCCTCACCATCACCACCGTCGAGCCAGCGTAAGGAAGGAAGGACATCCAATGGCTGCTCCCAAGAAGAAGCCGACCACGGCTACCAAGGGCTACACCCCCAAGGTCAACAAGGCCACCGGCTTCACGACCGGCGTCCGCACCGTGAAGCGTGCGAACGCGATCAGTTCCAAGATCAAGCCGTACGCCCCCCGTGGCACCACCACGAGTCGCAAGGCTGCTCCTGCTCCGACAAAGGATCCTTGGTCTACCGGCAAGATCGGTGAGGCCGTGAACGCTGCGGCCAATGCCCTCGGTCGCCACCGCGAGTCGTTCGGCTCGGGCGTGAGGGCAATCGCCAAGGCTCCGCGAAGCACCGTCAATGTCCCGTCCATCGTGGAGCGGGAGAAGAAGAAGATCGCCGCCGCGAAGAAGAGGTAACCGCACGCTGTGGCAGCCCCGACCTACGCGACCGATCTCACGACGATCAACGCCTGTGACAGCAACGCTACGCCCACGGCGTGGACGAACCTCGGGACTGGGTCCGACGCGACCGAGACCGACTACTTCATCCACAACGGGGCGTGCGTTTCCAAGCCGTTCAACATCACGGCTGGGGGGCTGTACACGGACTACGGGTCCAACATCGCCTTCGCCAGTGGTGAGTGCTACTGGCTGTGGGCGTGGTTCGGTGCGCCCAACGCGATGCTCGCAGAGGCCAGCGGGGGCTACCAAGCCCTCGTTGGTTCGTCTGCTGGCAACTACGAACTCTGGAATGTCATGGGCAGTGACACCAACCCGTACGGCGGGTGGCGGTGCGTGCCCGTGGACATCAACAATGTCTCCCCGGACGGGACAGTCGGAACCCCGGCTGGCACCTACCGCATCTTCGGGTGCTACTGCAACACCTCAACCGGCATCGGCAAGGGCAACCCGCTCGGGATCGATGTCATCCGTCGCGGGCGCGGTGAACTGAGGATCGCTGCTGGAGACCTCGCCAACGGCTACGGTACCTTCGCCGGGGCGGCTGCCGCCAACGACGCCTCGACCGCCCGGTGGGGCCTGTGTCAGGCGCAGGACGGCACCTACCTCATTCAGGGGATGCTGGTCCTCGGCTACGCCGCAGCCGTGGACTTCCGCGACCAGAACAAGGTCATCATCATCGCCAACACCAAGAAGGTTCAGTCCACCTTCAACCGGATCGAGGTCCGCAACGCGTCGAGCCGCGTGGACTGGACGAACATCAACATCACCGCCCTCGGCACCGTGAGCCGGGGCGCGTTTGAGATGATCGACGCGGCTGATGTGAACCTCGACACCTGCGTGTTCACCGACATGGACACCTTCATCTTCCTGTCGAGCGCGTCGGTCCTCGGCTGCACCTTCCGCCGCTGCAACCTCGTCACGGCGAGCGGGGCAGACTTCTCGGGTAGCACGGTCGCCTCCTCGACGGTGGCGGCTGACGCCTCGGCGCTCCTCTGGAATGTCGCCACGGACACGGACGGCAAACTGGACGACATGACCTTCGTCCGTGGGACCAACTCGCACCACGCCATCGAACTCGGCCCCAACACCCCGTCCTCGATCACCCTGCGCGGCATGACTGTCTCGGGCTTCAACGCCAGCAACGGGCAGACGGACTCGGTGATCTACAACAACTCGGGCAAGTCCATCACGATCAATGTGACGGGCAACAGCGGGACGATCTCGTACAAGAACGGGACCGGGGCCAGCACGAGCATCGTGGCTGACCAGCGCACCCTGACGGTCGAGGTTCGCGACGAGGCCGGGGCACTGATCACCGACTCGACCGAGATCACCATCGTCCGCGCGAGCGACCTCACGGTCCTGCACCACGAGGAGGGATCCACGGACGGGAACACCTCGTACACCTACGCGTACTCAGCCGGGGAGGAGACCTACATCAATGTGGTCTCTTCGGGCCTCTATGTCCCCAAGACGGTGTCGCCCGTGTACCTCATCAACGCAGACCAGACAGTGGCCATCCAGTTGGCCCCAGACAGGACATTCTCAAACCCGTAGCGTAGACTTCGCTGTGGGACCAACCAAGGAAGGACGGACGAATGGCAAAGATCGTTGATCCAGATCAGTTGAACCAAGGGATTGAGGTGGTGATTGATACCACCGGCAAGACCCTCCAACTGCTCGTGGCCGGAAACCTCAACGACGCGTCCCCGGGCGCGACATCTGGCGTGACGCTTCAGGCGCTCTACTCCTTCCTGAAGGAGGAGTGGA